GGCTTAATAACAGCTACAGATACAGCTAAAATATTGGGTTTCTCAAAATATGGAACGGCTAAAAGCGTTTATGATGAGAAGGTTCTAGGAAAAGAAATTTATGTGTCTCCGGCAATGAGACGGGGAACAGAGCTAGAACCAAAAGCACGAGAGTTTTTAAGCAACAAGTATCATATGGAATTTAAACCTAGATGTGTAGAAAGCATCGATTATCCATTTATGGGAGCGTCTATGGATGCAGTCGCCTCTAATAATAAAAAAGGATATGAAATTAAATGTCCTGGTGAAGAAAACATGGAAAAAGCTATTAAAGGCATCTTAACGGAAGACCATATCTGGCAATGTCAAAAACAAATGCTTATTATGGGTTGGGAATCCATGATTTTATTTTATTATTATAATGATTTTTTGAATGTAGAACATTATGTTCATAGAGACGAGAAAAAAATAGAAAAAATTCTTAAAGAAGAACCATTGTTTTATTATAATCATTTAAAACCAAAAATTCCGCCTGACGATGATGTTGAGAAGGAAAGTTCCTTTGAAATTAATGAAGTAGCAAAACGTTGGCGTGAATGTTATACAATGGAAAAAGCAGCGGCGCTTGAAAAAAAAGCATTAGAAGTAGAGCTAAAACGTTTAGTCGATGGGAAGAGTTGTATTTTTACAATTGCTGATGTAAAACATATAGTTGTAGAAAGAGCAGGAGTAATTGATTATAAAAAATTGTTGCATGATAAAAAAATCAAAGAAGAAGAGATAGAGAAATATAGAAAAAACAATTCTTCCTATAGTCTATTTTCAATTTTAAAAAATTAAGGAGACAAATAAATGAAATTTTCAAAAATACAATCCATATTAAAAGTACATCATCAATTTTTAACAGACGATGGAAAATTATATTCATTTTCAGCATCACATGAATGTACTCTTCCCGAGGCATTAAGTGCTCTTCGTGGAATAGAAGAAGAACTTATTAAAGCAATCGCATTAGAAGAAGTTAAAAATAAAGAAGTTAAAGAAGAAGTTAGCACTCAACCTACCGAGACTGCTAAAAAAGAAGAAAAAAAAGTTGAACAAAAAGAAGATAAATCGTAAAAAAGAATTAGTTCATCTTAACTGAAACATTGGAGAAATACCATGCAACGGTTAACTACCTTTTGTTTTTATAAAGAAAGATCCCCGCCCTAAAAAGGCGGGGCTTTTTATTGCATAATTAAATTATGCTAATCTGGCTATTTTGATAAAGATCAAACAATCTAATGCACCACCACCATCTAATACAACAGATAATGAACCTGCTGCACCAATAGCATAAGCTGCATCATCAATAGATGTAATTCTATCAATGTCTTTATCAGAAGCTGCAACCGTTACTACGTTTGTAATATCGGTTCCGGCACCTGCTGCTCCATTATTTAACTTCCATGTACCACCATCTGCACTTGTAGCAACACTCCAAGCATCACATACAATAAATGCGTAAGGTGCATTGGCATTGTAAATATTAAAGTTAGTAGCATTGTTTGTTACTCTAGCAATAATCAAGCCATCTACAATTGTAACATTGTTTCCATCTGCTGCTGGAATAGTTTCATTTTCCATTTCAGCCATATTAGCATTAGTAAATACGTTACCTGTTCCATTACAGTCATAAGATTTATTAGTTAAAGTATCAGTAGTAGCTTTGCCTACAAGTGTATCTGTAGCATCGGGTAATGTTAAAGCTCTATCATCAGTATGACTAGAAGTTATAGTCATTGTTTTAGTAGCTGTTGCACCTACCAACTCAAAATTTAACATTTTTGTTGGTGTTGCCGCATCTTCAATAGTTACTTTGCCCGTACCTTTACCATAAAGAGCTAACGGAATATTCGCATCACTCCCTTCTGCACATAAAACAGGTGCAGCAGTAGTATCAGCACTATGAATTCCAATATAGTTTACTGGAGTAGCACTTTCTGTAAAGATTACATATTCATCGCCGCCTGCATCAAAAATACCATCAGTAGTTGCAATTTTAAGAGCTGTGATAGTTTTGTTGGTTAAAGTTTCTGCTGTTGATTGACTAACTAAGGTTACTGTTCCTGTTGGAAAAGTTAACGCATAAGCACCAGCATCTGCAAAAGCAAATGTACCATTATTTTGAGAGGTAATGCCAATACTAAATGCGCCTGCATGAGTAATTGCACCCGCAGTAGTTAATGTACCACCTAATGCAATGTTACCTCCAAGCGTAATACTTCTATTAGTATCTCCTACATTCCAAGATATAATCTTATTTCCTGTTAGAACTTCTGCAGTATCTTGCTCAAGATCAAAGGCTGCACCAGATGATCTAATTGAGAAATTAGTCAATGAGTCAGCTGTACCGCCATTGATATCTGGAGTATTCACTACCGGAGATGTCAATGTTTTATTAGCAAGTGTTTGTGCTAATGTAACAAATACAAATGTATCAGAAACCGAAGCAAAATCTGGTACTGTTAAAGTCGGAGCTCCTACTGTCTGAGTAGTAAATGCTAAAATTGCATCATTTGCCCCTGCATCATTTAAAGTACAACCATTGGCTATTCCTGAAGCTGCTGCCACCGCTGGAGCACCCCAGTATGGGTTAGCACCTGCTCCTGCTGTTAGAAGCGAAAGACCTGCTGCTCCTGCTGCTAGCGATTCCCAACCTGAACCATCATTATATAAGATATCCCCTTGAGCTTCTCCAGCTATGGTTAAATCTCCAACAGTTGTAAGGCCAGTATTGGAAATAGCTACGTCTCCTGTTACAGGCGTTACCGTTGCTACGTTTCCGGCTGAACCTACTAAAATATTAGCAGATGTTAATGCTGCTAATTTAGAGTAAGCGATTGCTGCGGCCGCATCTACTACCGCATTTACAACGGGAGTTCCTGTAAACGCAGTTACACCACCATCTGTGATAGTCATAATACCGCTTACAGCTTTGTTATACCACTTAGCCGTTCCTGTATCATAAATTAAGACCGCTCCATCTGTGGGAGCTGCAATAGTAGTATCAGATAATCCGGCTAGTGTGGTTACCGGAGAAACAAGATTGTTCCAGTTTGTTCCATCAAATAATTGCACTTCATTGTCATCATCTACATAAACAGCCATACCTTCTGCGGATGCTGTTTCTACCCATGCTCCTGCATGCCATTCATAGATATATGTTGCTGTCCATGTTGCACCAGCTGCTGGGGCAATATATCTATATCCTTCTGTTTGCGTAGCTACTGCTTCTGCCGTAGAACTCGAACGAACGGCTTCTTGAAAGTATAGACCTCCGCCAATTTGTTCCCATTGTGCTGAACCATTAAAATTAGATTCTAAAATATAAGATGCTTTACCAACCATGTCTAACCATACACAGCCAAGTTTTTCTCCAATATCTGTTGATAGTGGCGCTCTTTGTTTTTTTACATAATACATGCCTTGTCTTCTGCCTATAAGACTCGTTAAAGGCGCTTTACGTTGAACCATATGTTTCTCCTTAATATAAATTTAGTGAGTTTATTCCCCTCACTCATAGGTCGTTTAAACTATTAGGATTTTCCGAATAGTTATACATTACGATGTACAATTAAATTTTTAATTTAACATTGGATTAGGTGCAAGGAAATATTACCCCCTATTTAAAAAATTAATTATTGATGAGGGGGTAATTGTCAATGGAAACCCATCAAAATTAGTTGCTATTTAGGGGGGGCTAACTTTTTTTTGTTAGGGGGGTAAATTAAAATAATCTTTCGGACTTATGTGAAATTAAAGAGAATGTTAAGATGATGAAAACTTTTCACAAGAGGGTGAGATGGGGTTTTTTATTAGGTGCGTTTTAACACTAGTCGTAGCGATAGTTTCCATGTTTACAGGTTTTTGGGGCTCTCTCTGGTGTTTATTAGCTTTATACCCTATTTGGGATTCTTAGAATCTTCATATTTTTGGGCATTTTCATCTAATCTTAATGCATAAGATCTAATAGCTTTTTTGTTTCCTGATTGTATAGCTCTTAAAAAATTCAAAACATCTCTTGTTCCTTGGGGTGAAGTTAACATATAACCTCGTGCTATTTGTGTTCCTTTTTGCGTAAGGTGCACACCACCTAGTACTGGAATTTTTAGACTTGTTAAAACTTTAAGTGCTAGTCCTGATTTAAGAGCTGATCCTAAATCTAATTCTTCAACAAGTTTAAGTTTATTTTGAACTTTACTAAGATCATTTGAAATTAATCGTAATTTATCGAATCCTTCTTTACCAATTTGTTTTCTAAGTATATTTGCTTTTTTAGGATTATTTACATAATTTCTAAGTTTTGTAGCTTCAATTACACCTTTTTCACTCGTTACATTTTCCATTATTTGATTAAATCTTTCTATTCTGCTTAATTGTGAAAATTCTTTATTTGTTTCCTTGAATAGATTGGTAAACGCTTCTGGAGTTCCTTGTTCTAAAGTCTTAGTAATATTATCTTTTAATCCTTCATAGAATCTCATTGTATCTAATCGTTCGCCATGAACAAATTTAGTCTGATATAAATTTGTTAAATCTTTATTTATATTTCTGAATTGTTTTACATATTGCGATGGAGTATAAAATCTAGTAGCACCTTCTAATTCACCAAATCTATTTCTATATTTACTTATTAATTTTAATATCTCTTCTTGTTCATTTGTAGGAACTCCTCCAAATTGAATCTTATTTTCTATTTCATTTAAGTAATCAGATATAGGTTTCGATTCTATTTTATTTGTCATTTTATTAGCTAGAGTTTGAACATTTTCTAAATTTTTCTGAGTTCTAGCAGATACATCTATACCTTCTTCTATTTCTTTAGTAAGGGGAAGATTTTCTTGTTTTATCTTAGTTATCAATTTTTCAGCTTGATCAGATACATTTCTATATACTTGTTCTTTTCTGCCTCCAAAGACTTTAGCTTTTAATCCTCTCAGTTTCTCTCCAGTTTTTTCTGCTATTGAAGGTAATTGAAGTCCTGATTCTGCATATCGAGGTTGTTTAGCAAGACTAATTAATCCTTTGACTAAATCTGGCCCTAATACACCGCTAAATTCTGCAATTTGTTGAGCCCATTCGGGCAATCCAAGTTCTTTTGCTGTTTGACCAGCTGCACCTCCTACTACTGAAGGTAATACCATTCCTTTAAATGGCCCACTTCCATAGATAGTCGCTATACGTTCTACACCTTGAGCTAATGCTTCTTCGGCACTTCCATATGATTGTCCAAGTAATTTTTCAATTCCCTGTTTTAATTGTTCTTGTCCTTCTTTTCCAGCTTTTTGGAAATAGTTACCCGCAGCTCTAATCATTCTTGTTCCCATTCCTTTAATTTCGCCACGCTTTCCTTCAGTTCCAATCTGAGATAATAGTTGTAATAAACCTCCAATAGCTTTAGATGGAGCAGCAACCAATGCAGCTCCTCCTCTCAATCCAGTTCTTGCTAATCCTTTAGCTGATTCAGTTCCTATTTCTAATGCTTGTTCTCCTAATGTTTGTTGAATTGGAAGCTTAGGCATTTCTATATTTTCATATTGGTTCCAATCAAATGTAGTAGGGTGATTTGTAGTAGGAGTAGAAGGAAGTGTTTTATATTGGCTCCAATCAAACTCAGTACTCATTTTATTAACATTCCTCCTGCTTGTATAGCGTCAGGAATCTTATTATTTGGAATTAGTGCTGGATTTCCTTTTGGATCCATGAGCCATGTAAAACCAGGTTGAGGAGGAATGTCTTTAATTTTTTCTTTAGCAATCGGCATATTCAATATTTGAGGTGATTTTAATTTACCTTTATCAATATCCATAATAGATTGTGCTAATTCTTTTTTTCTTTCTTTTAAATAAGGTTCTATCATTTTATCTACTTGACCTTTGAAATTAGCTGGTGGTTCTTTATTAGCTTCTAAATATTTATTATATAAATAATCATACGCTTCTAATTCTCTTTTTGTTACATCATTTTTATAAATTTGATATTCAGTAATTTTTTGATTATTAGCTAAAGTTTTACCTGGAGATTGAAGAGCTCCTAAAATATTTTGTTCTAATACAACATTTAATCTTCCACCTTTAGGTATTTCTTTTAAATCTTCCAAGAAAAATGTTTTGGTAGCATCTTTTAATTGTTGTGCACTAGCTGCTCTAATAAATGCTGCTTGCTCTTCATTTGGCATTCTAGCAGCTAAGAAATTTTTAATAGTAGTTGTATCACCTTGAGACAATGCATCTTGAATTTGCATTATAGCTAATTCTTTGGTATCTAATCCTGTTCTTTTCTTTTCAATATCTGCAAAATAAGGTTCATTTTGTTTAAATGCATGTTGTTGTCGTTGTAATTCAGCTTGTTGTTGCAACTTCTGTTGCTGATATGCTTCTTTAGATTGAAACTCTTGTTGCGTCCTTAATGACTTACCTAGCCTTTGAGCTGTCGGATTTGCACTTGCTTCTAAAGCCATAATTGCTTGAGGTGCGAGATCTGTAGCTTGTGTTGGTGGTTGTGTCATTCCTTCTAAGCCATTACCTCCTGCTTGTGGTGGTGTAGCTCCAGGAATTGCTCCTAATCCACCTCCAGTTGCTTGAGGCTGTGTGAATTTATTTAATATATCCTGCACTCCTTGCGATTCTAATTTCTGTTTTTCTTGAAGCAAAACCAACTGCTGCAACATATTCTGCTTTTGCTGCATACGTGGGGCATATGCTTGTAAAAAGTAATCAAGCGGATTAGCTTTTTGGGGTTCAATAAACATACTCATAATTACCTCTAAACCGTTTTAGGTGTTGGAGCAAACATACCAATAATTTGTGATAAATAATCTAATGCTCCTTTACCAGGTTGTTGATATGTAGGAAAGTTAGCTTGTGTTCCTAATCCTTGACCTATAAGACTTTGCAGATTCTGTAATCCCTGTTGCTGTATTTGTGCACGTTGCGCTCCTAATGTCGACATTAAATCTTGCGCACCTTGTGATGCCATTTGTGAAAATCCGGACGATCCTAATGCTCCAGCACCACCGAATTGCTCAGAGAGTTGCGGAATAAACTGTTGTTGATATTTTCGTATAAGTTCATTTTCCATTGCCGGATTCTGTCCACTTATTTGTTGTCCTATTGCACCAAATGCTTGTTGAAAATTTCCTCCTACACCACCAAGAAGTTGATTTAAAACATTCCTTTGTTCGTCTGTCATAAGCGGTTGTGAGCCATATTGACCTTGGCTACCAAACAAAACATCTTGTATGCCTGCCATTTTATCCCCCTATATATTCTACTGTTACTGTACATACTGTATATGCTGTTTTATCGTCAACAGTAGTTATGTTTATGTTAGTCGCATCAACTTCCAATATCATAGGATGAGCTATTTGTATAGCACTTGTCCCAGGATCATTGGCTACAGCATAAATACGTGTAAATTCTGTATTAGCATCTACGGTAATCCCATGTGCTACTTGTTTAAGAGCATTATTAGGCAATGCTCCAAAATCAATTACTTTACGGATTACATCTTTTACATTTTGCAAATTCGTTCTATCAAATCGTGTCTGTCCACACAGAGTGAAGTCGGTCGTATATAATCCATAATCTTTATGGTTAAGTGCAGATAGCATGTCATTATATTTTTCTTCAAAATCTTTGATGTAATCAGCATAATCTAATTGTTCAAATTTTTCGTTTACAGGTAATAATTCATTCTGATAATTTACGCTCATAACAGCCCTCTATTCATACCACACGGACGTACCCATAATCGCATAGCATTTATATTTAAGCCTGCTTTATATACATCTAATCCATTATCAGACAATAACAAATCTTCTGTTAATCCAACTTCAATCTGAATATTAACTGCTTGTGAATGTACTTGTATTCGTCTCCATAATTTTGTTGCATTATCATTGTCATAATTAGCAATAGCCGTACTTAAATCTTCTACTAGGGCAACCGATTCAACGGTATTTTCCGATCCATAAACATTTACCGAAATTTTACCGTTATTAGTCGTATCTATATATAGATCTAAATACGCTAACAGCATATTTCTATCTTTTTCAATAAATGGATTGAATTTTTTAGTCATAAATCTAAATGGTTTTAAAATAGCTATGCTGCCACCACCTATATATGTTCCCGTCCACGTCTCATCTGTATTAACATGCAATGTATTAGCATCTGTAGGAGATACTTTATAAATTTTATTTTCAGAATATCCAGTAATACCTAACAAGTTCGTAAGAACAATAAAATAATCTTCGTTTAATGAAAGATTATGCGCTGTACATGTTAAATCATTTGTAGCTACCGTTACACCAGAAACATCAAGTGATGGATCGTCAAGAGTAGTAATATCTAATATATGAATAAATCCACGTTGATTTCCTCCAATAATAACAGGAGTCTCTGCTTTAGTTATAGCGTCAGACCATTTAAACCCACATTCTGACCATTTCTTACCTATTGTTGACCATTTATAACTAATTGTTTTTTGGAACGTTCCCAGTGCAGTATAATGATCCTCATGTAAAGAAAATGCACCATTTAAATAGTTAAAAACTAAAAGATTATTTGGATACGTAGCATTATTTAACGGTAATGTCCAATAAATAAATTCTCTCAAATAATCCCGTACTGAATGAACACGTTTTTCACTGTCCAATAAATTGTTTATAGAAAAAACTAAATCAGGATTACGAACATCAATACGTTCAACACTATTTCCATTACAACCGGTAATAGCTTTTTGAGCGATAGAAAAAGCCACATCTTTTACAATCTGTGTGCTGAATTGTGATTCCGATCCAAATTCTTGTGTAATTTGTCTTTCAATAAATGGTAATTGTGAATTTCCGGTATAGGCAAGCTCAACAAACGATCGTTCTTTCTGTACTATCAGACGTCCATTAAGAATAAAGGCATTTATAATTTCTTCACTGCTTGTTGAATATAAATAACCTCCTTTCCCTATTATATCATGACGAAAAGCATCTACATCAAGCGGATTTCCTTGCGCTGTCCATCTATACTTATTTTGATATTGAATAGCATCTTCATAGGTATTCATACATAAAAAATGCCCTTTAAAAGCTATAATAACCTTGGCGCCATTAAGATAATGATCAGCACCATCATTATAAATAATAGCATGAAGAGTTGCCCAAGTAGTTCCATCATAATATTTAATTCCATCCCTTGTATCACCACCACCCGTTGAATATATTTTGCCATTTGTTGCCCAAAGATATTTAACGCCGGTAACCGTATTAATCCAATAATTTTCTGATGTAAAAAAATCTAAGTTTGTTCCTGTCCATGTTTGCGTTGCTGTATTAATAGACGCAAATTGCAGGGTTACTTGATTAAACACATACGCATCCGTTGTGTCAAAGACAATTGTTTCTTCGAGATTTCTTGAAGTTGTTTCTCTATTTCGTATTCCCATTACAGGATTCAATGGATAATAGTCATACGCTACAACAACATTACCTGTAGGAGCGGCAAATGTAACATCATATACACCTGTTACATAATTGATTGTATTCGTACCTGTCGGATCAACATCTCCAATTAAATTACCTTCACTATCATCAGTAACTTCTTGAAGAAAACCGTCTTCAGTAAAATCAACACTTCCTGGAACTATAGGAGTATTTGCAAAATTACCCGTATAATGAGCAGCTTTTGTTCCAATAGATTCACCTGTAATCGATAAGATAAGCCGTCCTAATAATGCAGGACATTTTCGATTAATTACTTGTCCTCGATAAATATCAAAATTTTCTAATGTCGTAAAAGCATCGTCTAAAAGTTTCCAAGGTTCTTTATCGCTTTCTAATCCTGTTGCATAATCTGATATCCATAAGCTTTGTAAGCTCATCTAATTACCTATAGCTAACCATCTAACATCACCAAGAGCATTTTCCGCTTTTGCATCAAACGATGCAGCTAAAATTGTTTCAACTGTCATACTTTTAATATTAGTATCAACTTGCATTAACCATACACCAAAACAGTTGTTTGGAAAGGCACTCGCAAATGTAACGGTTGTAGTCGTTGATGCGATAGCATTTTTCCCCCATTTAAGTATTGCTCCACCTGGAAGAAATGTTTGACCCGTTGCTGCTAATACCGGATTTCCACTATTTATTGTCATTTGTATTACTGTAGTATCATCCGCTCGTAATAAAAAAAGTTCATCTGTGCCAGCACCATCATCTTTTGTATACATACGTATTTTACCCGTTTGAGTAGCTGGATCAGCCGCTTGTTGGATAAAACTAATCTTTTTATGTAAAAATGAATCTCCATCATTTGCATCTAAAGATCCATGATCATAACCACAATATGTTTCTAAAGCTGCAAAGTTAGATATTAATTTAGGTCTAGATACACCTAAGTCTTCATCTAATGGTTCAAGTGACGAATATGCCATTATTTACTCCTAAAATTTTGGTATAGATCTTGTTTGCTGATACCAGTTAGATGTAAGCGAACTAATTTCAGCTATTTCATTTTGATATAATTGTGCTACTAACTGCAAATCATCTATATCTCCTATTTGTTCCAGTATCTTCATAGCTGATAGGTAAACAGTTATTTGTCCCCAACTTTGTAATTCTGGAATATCATCATCATTTTCAAATTCATTGGCTGTAGTGGTCGTACCATTTACATAGACTAAAGGTTTGCGCATCGCTCGTATTTGTACGTAATATGTATCATCGGGACATTTTCTAAACAAAAGCTCGTTATTATCGATCAATATTTGTGTGGGACGTGATTGATTTGCAGAAGCTGTATAATCGATTCCTTCAGGCCATAGATTATAAAATTCTCCAACATCATAAAATATTTGTAGTTTATGTTCTTTCCATCCATCTGTAGAACTTAAATAAGCTAATGGATCTAATTTTATGTATGTATCATAAAAATCTTTTTTAAGATCATACGAATCATCACCTACACTAATCGTTAACGGATACCATGTATATAACTGCATAGGACGTATTTCTTTAGGCAATTCCCAATTATATACATTATTGATCATAGCATTAAGTTGAACATCGCTATAATCTGCCGTATCTTGCAACTTAGTTAAATTTCTAACACTGCGTTGTATAATAGAAAATGTCCAACTCATTTATCCCTCTTTTTTAACAATCGGTATTTTTTTATCGTATACTTCAATAATATCAAAACGAATGCGAGATGCGAATTGTGTCGTTTTCACATATTTACCAATTGTTTCATCATTTGGTTTAACTAACTTTCTTTTTTGTACTCTACATTCGGAATTCATCATCTCAAAAAAACCTACAGGACGATGATAGATTTCGCCATCCTTAAATTCTTCCCTTTTTCCTTGAGGAGAACATTTCCATATAGAGCCTGGATACTCACTCATTTCCACGTAATTAAAACGAGCTTTTGCCCATTGCTCAATTTTATATGCAGGTTCTTTAGACTTTATTTCTTTAACCGGTATTTCTTCCTGCACAGCCTTTACTTCTGCTTTTTTTTCTTTCATCATTGTTGACATATGTCTCCTTTAATTAATAATTTCTTTAAAATATTTTGAATGTAACAGTCTATGACATTCACTGCAAACCCAGATTACATCTAATGGCTTTGAATAATCATAATGATGACCATGTGTATTACATTCTTTATTGCACATTTGGCATTTCTCGCTTTTTTTTAACTTTCCACTTTTTAATGCTCTTATAACTTTTTGATAAACACTACATTTATCTTTATTCTTTTCTCTCCATTTTACTAAAGAGTTTATCCTTATTTTTTTATATCCTTTCCGTTTTCTAGCTTTGCCTAATAATTCTTTTCTATTTTTCCAATATCTTTCTCTAGATTTAGCATTATAATGTTCTTTGCTTCTATTTCTTGTTTCTCTGTTTCTTTTACAAATTTTCTCTTTATTATCTTTATAAGCTTCATTAAATTTTTTATTTCTACAATCCTTGCAAGTTTTTCTAAATTTCTTTGTATCATTTCTAAATTCAAATCTACTTTCCTCTTTATCTATTCCACACTTTTTACATAACATGCTATGCTCCTTTTTATCGGAGCATAACATGATGAGTCATACTATTCAATATTTTTTAATATTTCATAAGTATCTCATTTTAAGCAATATCACCTAAATTAACATAAGAATCATCGCTAAATGCTTGGACAAAAAGAATATCGTCATTAGCTCCTATTACGGTAGTTCCTAAGGTAATACCTTTGAAACCAGATGCTTCTACTGCTTTAGATAAATTGTATACTGTTCCACCTGTTGTCTCAGCAGCTCCATAACCACTAGTATCCAAGATAGAGAAAGTTGTGCCATCAATGATTTCTTTGATATAGATAGGAACGGCTGTCTTGTTCAGCTCGATCATTTCTACTAGACCTTGAAATCTTAATGCATGGCCTGCTAACCATCCTGAAGTACTTGTTACTGTTACAACACCTGGATTAGCTTTAGTTATCCCGGATGCTGTTTGGTAGTTTGCTGTTACAGCTGATGTATCATAAGGTGTAAAACCATTTGAGGTTTCTACTGCCCTATTAGTCCCAGTGTCATCACAAATTTCTGATAAAGCATATCCATCGGCCATTCCTTTGTGCCAAATGAATTCTTGCTTTACTCCATCAGATGCCCACTTGGTATAATTCCATACAATTACAGTTGTAGCTTCAAAACCTATCTCTAGATTATAAGCTGCTCCTGCTGATTGTATTCTAAACTTTCTAGATTGTGTCATACTGCCCTCCTTAAGTGCTTAATGTACATCTGCCGCGAATGAGCCACAGATCTTGTAAAATTTTAGCAGCATGCCAAGCTTTCCAACCAAGAGATGATTTTTGTTTCAATCGATCTCCTGGACCACCAGGTGGTGTAAATATTGTTTCAATATTGCCACCTTCTAAGTCTACAATCCCATATGAATCCATTCCGGTCATATACCAATCATAAACTGTCGATGTGCCTGCTAAATCTCCATTTAATGTGAATGGCGCTTTAGATGACATTGTCCATCTAGAATTATCCGTATAACCTCTTTCTCCCTTACGGCGAGCTTCTGGTTTAGGATATTGATTAATTGGAACCCAAGATGGTAAATCTTTAAGATCACGATATATAGCTGTATTTGTCATACAGTAATACGACTCATCAAGAGGAGCTGTACCAACGCCTTGTCCTGCTGTCATTACAGCGGTATACATTTTGGCGTCATTATCCATTAAGGTTTGTACAGCTTCATCAGCGTCTGCTTGTGTTATTTCTGTAGGAGTTTTTAAGTTTCCTCCGTATTGGCAGTTATAGATAGAACCAGTTGCTTTAAGCACGTCAAAAGTTAACGTATCAAGAGAACGACCGGCTTGTTCAGCAAGTCTTCTATTCACTTTATTAGCTACTGGATCTTCTACTGTCAATTCAACAACATCAGTCATGATTACAAGATCACCATATTGATGCAATACAGCATCCATTCTTGTAACGTCAACGAGTTCGCCTTCCGGTTCTACACCTTCCGTTAATGGAGTTGTAGATTCAGGAAGCTCTTCATAACGAGACCAAAGTGCCCTTTCGGAACGATTACGTGGAATGGTAACCTTTTGACCAAACTGATCAGCAATTAACATAGGCACTGCTATATCAATAAAGGTCGGACCATACCAAACTCCTACAGCATCACTAATTTGTTCTGTAGTATTTATATTTGACATTTTTTAATGCTCCTTTATGCACTGTACCCCCTAGTGAAGCGATCCATCAATGTCATTCTCTCCTCTCTGCTCATCGATTTAAATCGAGAGTCTTTACTTACAGATCCTTTGCTTGAAGCATTTAATGTACTTTTAGGTTTACTTGCGTTCTCCATCGCCTTGGCTACATTAATATGTTCTTGTGCATGATCCCGCAAATAACTAGGAGTTAACTTCACTGCTTCTATTGCCGCTTCCAAATCTCCGGATTGAGCAATAATATTCGCTACCTTAACGGGTACTTCATTTCCATATTTTGTTATTAACTCGTGAGCATTGGGATATTTAACTTCCACAAGTGCTTTTTGGACTTGTGACATCACATCCGATCCAAACTTTTTAAAGTTAGCATCGACTTCGTGTTTTGTTGGCCAATCTTGCGGATCTCCATCAAAAAACGATTTGTTCTGTGATTGTTGCGATTTTAAAGATTGTATTTCTTTTAAATACGCATCCCGTTCTCTCGCAACTTTATCCTTTTCCTCACGCAAAGCCTTGAAATTTAATTCTTGCTTTGTTTCTTGCTGTTCAGCGACCTCAGCATTTTCAGCCACATTTTGCTCATTGACGACTTGAGCTTCTTCTACGTCTTTTTCTGTCATATAAACTCCTGTTTAGCGTCCGGTTACTTTACTAATGCTCTGTACAAAGCATTATATAAGTTAGGAGACGACCCTAATTCATTTCTTTGCCTGTTAAAAGATCAATTCCGATCTTTTTAGAGGCGTTATAAATAGATTCTTCTATCAGCATATTGCCTTCTGATAAATCTTTAGCTTTTTTTGTATGTACTCTATCTAGTGGTAATATCCATTCTGGATATATATCTCCTGTTTTTTGATTTGTATACCAAAATTGACATCCTTGTATCGGAACATCAATTGTATGTTTATTGTATTTATCAGCGGCACGAATCATCACATTTATTCTATTCGTTGTCATATCCCGTTTAGCAGCTATTAAAATCCAGAGTTCCTCTACATCTTTAAATTTTGTATAATATTTTTGAGCAATTTCAAAAATCTTATCCTTAGCAAACTTTTTTCCAGATTCACGTTTTTGTGTCTCTATCTGATCTTTTAAATGTTTAGAAACCAAGAGCATTATTTTCTCCTTTAGCTTCTTGAGAAGTTTGCGCTTCTGCCACTGCTACTTCTGCTCGTTCCGTCATCTTCAGTTGATTAAGGATCTGAATACCTTTCGTCAATTGATCTAGATCCATTCCTTGCAATTCTTTAAGCGCTTTTACTTTATCATAGGAAGCTTGTTCTAAATCTTTTTGTGCTTCCATTTGACGTTCTACTCGTAAACCTTCATTAGCTAATGCACGAGTATTTCTCTCATTGGTATTTGAATCTATATTTCCAATAAGAGCTTGCATTTTTATCATTTCAAGTTGTTGTTGTTGTTGCTGTTGTTGCTGTGCCATTTCTGCTTGTTGCATGTACATTTCTTTTAAACGTGTCTTATCAGCAATAGGCATATTTTCAATGATGAATTGTTGAGGTATATCAATTCCTACTTTCTTAGCCTCAAGAGATTGATAGTAAGCAAGATTTCTTTGTGAATCGGTAAGCTGTGTTTCTTTAACGACAACATCAAAATCCATAATACGATCCATATTTAGATCTTGTGGAAATGGTTTACCGGTTATTTTTTCCCACATTTGCGGTGTATAATTTGCCAACATGATTTTAAGCATCTTTTGACCACAAAGTTGCTGCGAATAATTTAATCGGTCATAGACAGTTTGAAAGATCGTGACAGAATTAGCAGCTCTTTGTTTTGCTAATGTTCCGGAAACTTCGGTATTACCACCTTCAGCTACCCCAAGAGCCTCTTCATTTAATCCTGGTATTTGTATAAGATCTGTCGTAAGCATAGAAACAAGTTGAAATAAACTTGGATTAACAGGAATAGATTGACGTGGTCTAATCTTATCAAGCATTCCTTTACGTGCGACTAAATTTGTTCCTTGTCCTGTTTTAAAAGCATCCTCTTCATTTTTAATCGATCCTTCTTCATATATAAGTCCTGTATGAGCTTGAGATTTAATAATATCTGTTATCTGTGATCTTGTTTGATTATATTCAGCTTGTGGATCTCTCAGTGGACGAATCATTCCTTGTATCTTGTATCGATAATCATCATATTGTGGTTTAAATACCCATAACTGTAAAACATGGGGATATTCATTAATGCCTAATGGATCTTCTCCTTCATACATAAGTTCATTTTGAATAAATACAGAATATTTAATAGCAGGTTCTTGTATCGTATGCACATCAAAAACGGGGAATTGCAAAACAAGTTGTTTTAATGCTTCATTTGTTCCACGCCAAATAAGCTGTTCTCCTGTCATTTTATGTATAAGAACTTTTACCGATCGTGTTATTCTTTTATAATATTCATCATAGGAAACCATATCCCTTTCATTAAGCATATTACGCGAATAATTCATGTAATCGAATTTATTATCCATTCGGCCTGTTTTAAGTTTTTCTATTTCACGGGCCGCTTCAGGAAGCATATTTTTAGCTTGATCTTTAGACATATAGGTTCTTTCTTGAATATATCTACAATCGGATAAATCCTGTTTTGTAAATAGCCGATCTAACATTATCGATTGAAACGGCTTGTTTTCTACAGTAAGCCGTCCATTTACAATATCTCGTGAATAATCCATTCCAAATGACATGATGGAAATACCACCGATCGAACAATCTTCAAAACCATCAGAAAATTTATTATAAAAATTACATTTATTTGCTTGCCAAATAATACCATTTTGCAAGTAATCAGCTATTTCCTCATCCTTAACTTCTTGAGGATCAATACCAAAACCCAAACGATTTTTACGTTGATATCCTGAATTTAAATGAATATTTCTCTGGCAATAATTATATACAAAACCATTACGCTGTTCTTCTTTAAGATATGTTTTTTCTTGTGGTGACCATTGATCGCCTAAATAGAATTTTAGGTCTTTATACATTTCTTGATAGGAATTGTACCAATAATCATTTCCTTCATTATAATCATTGTCAAAATCTTTTTTTAAATCGTAATCACTTATAGCCATTTATTTCCTTTTCTTTTTCTTACGGTTTGACTTTCCTGCTGTATTTAATGCAATGGCTATCGATTGTTTTTCAGGATAATTTTCATTTCTCAATTTACGTATATTTGCACTAATAGTTTTTTGTGATTTACCTTTTTTCAATGGCATAATTACCTCGAAATATTAAATAATTTATTATTCAATTCTTTAGTTCATGTTAGACGCTAGTTCTATTTCAATCAAAATATTTTTTTAATTATTCCTAAATTCTTAATCTTTTATGATTAAGTAAAGAAATATCATCCATTGAAAGGCCATTTTTATATTGTTCTTCCTTTTTTACTCCTATCATCGCATAACGAAATCCATCAGCAAAATGACTGAATTTGTCATGAATCGGATAATTGACATAAATATTTCTTTTCTTATCAAAATCTTTTCTATAGTTTTCGAGGGAAATAATTAATTCTTTATTTGTTTTTTCATTTATCCATACTTTATGAAACATCGACCGACATAATTCTATTCCATCTAAAACAGAGATTGATAGAGTTTCTAATATGTCAAATTCAATACCGAGTTGATATGCCATCTCATGACGACTAATCGCATTATTACCCCATTCTTTTACTTTAATATCATGCGGAGCAAAATGCTTTTCATAGAGATAATCTTTGGAATGAATTATTTTTGCATAATGATCAAGACCTACATTATTATTGCTATAACATTCAAGAATATGGATTTCTTGACCTATAATTTGAAACCAAATGATTGTAGTAGCATCATGTACACCTATATCCCATGCCGTATAAACTTTTGCGTAGGGATCATGGGGAATAAATTTAATTCGTCCATCCGCACGCATTTTATCAATATATTTAATGTAGTACGAACCTTCTAAACCTGCAAAATCATTATAATATTCTGAACGTATCATTTCTTCTGACATACCCGATCGTATTTCCGCATCGATATCGTCTTGTGTCATTTGCTGACAATCTTCCCATGTCAGCTTTTGAGTAAACCATTCTTCGTCTTCCTTTGCCATATTCCATAGATCATAGTAATGATTCTTTCCTCTAACCGTAGAAGCAATAATGATAAAACCTTTATTATCACGAATAATTGGCCGGAGATAGAAATATGTCTGTGGATTCATTAACGCAAATTCAGACAATACAATTCCCTTATAGTTAGGCCCTACGGAATCTTTTTTATCTGATCCAAAAAACTTCAAAGTAGAACCATTCACCAATTCCAAGAACATCTGATCATCACGTCTTTTCTTTATTAGTTCTTTAGGGATGTGATCTATTAATGCAAAACCATCTTTATCAATATTAGTCCATGCAGCTTCTCTAGCTAATGAACCTGTAGGAAATAAATACGCATAGTTAGCTTTTTCTTTAATCATTCGTTTAGCAAGATATGCAAACGCTGTCTTATCTTTACCATGACGTCTTGGCCACATCAACATGGCATAGCGTGCGCCAGCATCCATAGCCTGAAGAAAGGGAAGTTGATAAAATCTAGGAGTAAAATTATGTGGAACTGTTAATTCCATTAAAAATCTTTTTATCTTTATTTTTTATATAGTTATAGACTATCTATAAATTTTTATATTTTTTCAAAATATTTTTAATAAAAACGTTTGCAATTTTTGTCTAAATATTCAAAATTAAATTAAACTATAAATAGTCATTGAGGGAACAAAATGGGAAAAGAAAATCTACCCTTATTATATAAGGATGCAAATTCACAGATTATTCAAGATAGTGTCAAATGGAACACCTTTCGTTTAGATAAAGCCGGTGGTTCTGTTTTAGTCTATGTCGGATATGCTCGTCCTGGGGCAGCAGAAGATGAAGAAGTCTGGCAAATAATGAAACTTGGATATGATGGAGCTGATCTTATATCTGGAACATATCCTACCAATGCCGAAGGAAATGTCTCTAATAAATATGAATTTAAATGGTCATTACGAGCAACGTATGTTTACGCATAGTACTTATTATGAAATACTTATCAACAAGGAGTAAATAATGGCTTCATATACATGGGAATTTAACGCATTAGAAAGAACATTTAATATAACCGATGTAAGCATTGCTCCTCCTGGTGATGTTGAGTTCTTAGCCGGCGATGCTGAAACTTCTGTCGGCCCAACAGCAGGTCATGTGATTTTTATTAAAGGTAGGATAGGATGCACGGTTGAAGAAGACACAGGAAATAACACTTTATGGATTGATGTAACAGGAGCTGGATTTGATTGGACAACTGTTACAGGAACTACTCAAGCATTAGCTGTACATAATGGATATATCAATACAAACGTAGCCTTAACTACTTATACTCTTCCTGCTACAGCAGCAGTTGGAGATACTATAATCTTAGAAGGATATGGTTCAGGACTATTTAAAGTTGCTCAGAACGCAGGTCAAACAATAATTAATGGAATCGTATCTACGACTGCCGGTGTTACTGGTTATATTCAAACAGTACAACAATATAGTACAGTAGTATTGCGATGTATAGTAGCTAACACCACTTGGAAAGCATATTGTGATCAAGGTGGTATGAATGTTGAATAGGAGAAAATATGCCTTATAATACATCAACCGATCTTTATCAAACTTCTAAATATATTTATGATCCTACAGACCTAACAGTTTATGCCACTTTGCAAGATGCGATTAATGGCGCGAATGCAGATGGGGGTGGTCTTGTTACTGTTAGAGGAGCGGGAGTTACCATTACAGAAAGTTTAACTCTCTACGATAAAATCCGTATTAAAGCTTCAGATGTTGATAGTTTTGACGCTCATCTAGTAACCATTGTAGGACAACACACTCTTCCATCAACGGGATCTGTTGCTTTTGAAGGACTTAATTTAGCCACTACCGGAACTGATAACATTGCTCATAGAGGATCGCCAGGTACAGGAACAGTGTCATTTATTGACTGTAACTTTGATATTAACAATGGCTTTATATTATTCGCTGATGACGGATGGGGAATCTTAGAGATAATTAACTGTTCGGATACTTCCACTGCTTCCGGCATTGTATCTAACTCTTCTGATGGGCCAACCATATATATTGAAAGCTCACAAAATATAGGCACTTCTAAAACATCTTTTCTCCATGATGGTGGTTTAGAAATACGTAATTCATTTATTGATGCTCCAATTAGAATGACAACAGCAACTCCTTGTGAATTACATAATAGTCGATTTGATGCAAATCTGCGATTTGGCAATGGTTCAACAGTAGATATCTTCGATTGTTATTTAAATTCGGGTACTGAAGCATTAACATTGGATGGCGGATCAACCGTTAATTTTCATTCGGGAACGGTCAATGTTACCGGTGGAACAGATTGTTATGGAGGTACAGGTACACTAACACTTGGAACTGTGGACTATGTAGATAGTAAAATAATTAACGCAGGTCTATTACTTAATTTCTTGCCAAAGACAGATAGAGATACACCTTTTATTGTTGGTCTTTATGGACAATTCAGCACCTTTTCAGCAGCTATTGGAGCAGGTGGCACTTATATAAAATTGATTGGAAATGTAACTGAAAACATTACATTTGCCGCAGGGTTAACGATAGTAGGAGTTCCTTTTTCTTCACAGATTACAGGTACGCATATACCGGATACCGCAGCGGGAACGACTTATTTTTCTAATATACAATTCAATTCAACCACGCACTTTTTCTCATCGGCAGGCGTAGGAAGCTTAGCATTTAATTTTGATAGTTGCAGATTTAATTTAACAGGTGGTGGAACAGGAACGATATTAAACATACCGAACTGGACGGCAACTATACAGGAATTTAATAATTGTGAAGATATCACATCCGGAAGTGATACATCTGTATTCAATTGCGGAGCAGCTTTTGTCGAAATAACTAATTGTTATTTAGGTATTAATGGTACATCTACTTGTAGTGGCGCTCTTTTCATGAAACACTCTCAATGTGACAATGATATAGATATAACAGGTGGCTCATTAGAATTTTATGATTCAGAAGTTTTTGGCAATTTAACTTTTACCGATTGTGATACAGAAATTTATAAATCTAATATCTATGGATCTATAACTACATCTGGAACAGGATCGCATGATTTTTATGAATCACATGCTAAGGGTGACGCTGGAGCAGCTATAACACACAATGGTACGGGAACATTAACTGCATACGATAACTTCTTTTATACTACTGGCATTACACCTATTGACGGCACAGGAACTATTGTTCAGAACAATAATAGTTTACCTGGATTGTTTGATACTAAAGTTATTCGTCATGCACCCAGTGCTTATGCAATACCAGCAGGCGATACTGTAACGGATGCTATTCAAATTTGGAAATTAAGTGATGTCGGATCTGTTTATATAGAAGACGCAGGAACACTTCGTGCAATTCTAAGAATGAATACAACTACCGACACGCTAACTTTAGGATACTATGGAAGCACATTACTCGATTTTACAAAAATTTATTGCGGTAATGATGGTGAGATTGACCTATATAGCGACAGTATTGTTCTAACATGGGTAATTAAAGATTCGACCGCTTACGGGCGAATGATTACACCAATGAATAATCAGACAGGCACAACCTATACATTAGCTTTAACGGACTGTAATAAATTTATCAATCTTTATAACGCCAATGCTATTACATTAACACTTCCACAAGCAGCAACCGCTGATCTTCCCGATGGATTCCAATGTACTATAATTCAGGCAGGTGCAGGTCAAGTGACAATAGTTAAAGAAGGAACAGATACAATTTCATCAGCTGATGGACTTGTTAAAACGCGAACACAATATAGTGCAGTAACTATTGTAAATCGTGGAGATTATAATAGTGACGGTACTACTGCTTGGTTTATATCAGGAGATTTAACAGCATGATAAGTGCAGGCACAGCAACATCTAACAGATTTTTACCCTGTAGACTTGCTAATCTGCAATTATGGCTTCATTGCTTTCGATCGCCAATAACAAAAGATGGGGCTGATCTAATCTCACAATGGAATGATATATCAGGTAATACTCGACATGCAACTCAAGGTGCAGATGCTAATAAAATGACCTTTGGAACTAACCAGATTAATTCAATAGACGTTGTGCAATGTGGCAATACTTCATTCATGGATGTTGATCTTACATTTTTGGCGGGAGAAACAACGAGTTATTCTTTATATGGAATTACTCAACATGGAGCATGTACAGGTGGTCAATTATATTATTGGTTAAGTTCAGATTATAATCCGAATCAACCTGCTAGATGTTTACATATTGGGTATTTTAATCCTGTAACAGCTCGATTTGGTCAATATGGAACTGATTTATCTATTACAATTCCTAATCCTACAGGTACAGAAACTCAACTTTGGGATGAAGTCTTTATTGCAGGAAGCGGACATCGAGCTTTATATAATTCTGCTAATACAGACTATACAAATACTAATGCAACGACTACAGGAATGATTACAGTAAATACCGGTAAAATCGGAAGTGGATTTGATTCTACAAATTATTGGCGTGGAGATATAGCTGAAACATTTCTTTTTGATACTGACAATTCAGCTGCAGAGGAAGGATGGATACAAATATATTTAAAAACTACATGGGGCATTACGCTTTAGGAGAAAATTATGCCATATAATGATTCTACTAATATTTATTCTTACTCTAAATTTATAGTAGATCCTAATGGAGATACACCTTATCAAACTATCCAAAGTGCTATAGATGCCGCGAACGTTGTCGCTATAGCTTCGTCTATTGCTCAAGTAGTAGTTATTCGACCTGGAAATTATATAGAAAATCTAACGATGTATCCAAATGTACATTTACATGGAGTGTCAGGAAATGTAGATGATTTGGGAATAAAAATTACAGGAACGCATACCCCTCCAAACTCTGGAATTTGTACTTTTACTCATATTAATTGGTATGGAATAAATTCAATTTTTTCATCAGCGGCTGCTTCTACTTGTTATTTTGGTGGTGAAACTTGTAATTATTTTTTATCAGGTGCGGGTTATGTATTCGATCTTCCTAATTTCTCTAATATGATAGGAGCCGTTAATTCAGGAGATTTATCTCCGTGGGTAGGAGGAACATCGGGATGGGTAAATAATCCAACTGGAGGAGCGACCATTGTTATTCTTTCCTGTGCAGTAGGTGAAGGAAATACACATACGATGCAAATATCAGGAGAATTGCAATGTCAACTTTCAGATGTATATTGTCCCATTAATATTGTAGGAACTTCTACTGATTCTATTATTGAACATTCGGATATAAGTGGAAATATTACTTTTGGAGGTTCTACTGAATGCCGATTTAGTCATTGTACTATTGAATCAGGGGCCGCACAAGCACTTACACAGAATTCTACAGGAACAATTCGAGTATCTAATCTTATGATAAATTCTTCCAATAACCCAGCGATTGGAGGTACAGGAACAATTGATTTAGGGTCAATAACATTTTTAGATGATGATAACATTGGTGGAACAATAACTTTAACTGATACATCTGTTTTACAAACTTCAGATTTGCAATTAAAAACATCATTAGGAGGATCTGCTCGATTTGATGATGGTCGTTTAGATTCAATTACTTACAATCAAACTATTTATGTGGGAAAACACGGTAATGATGCTAATACTGGAACTACACCTGAATATGCTAAACTTACATTTGGACAGGCTCTTACATTAGCAAGTGGAGAAACACCGTCTTCAACAAATAGATTTTCAATCGTTTGCTTAGATGACGGTATTTATACGGAAAGTTTAACAGGAGTACAATATGTAGATATTTATGCTCCTAATGCAAAACTTGTTGGTTCAATAGATGTAGCAGATGATACACATATCAAATTTAGAGCACAGGATATAGGCACAGGAGTAATAGGTATTTTAAAAAGTACAGGTTCTACTTATTCATTTGTAGAAATAGATACTGTTACATGTATGGGAACAGCAATTGGAACACTTTGTCTGTCAGGTTTTTTAAATTATAGTTGGAAAACCATGTATGTTGAAAATGGTTTTGGAATCGGAGACCTTTCTTCCGCTCAATTGCATATTCATTTAAACGGTGGTGATATTTATATTTCAGGCACAGGCTATGGAGTGGTAAGAGCTAATGCAGGAGAAACCGTTGGACGAGTTGATCATATAGCGGATATAGGAGGAGGCAATGGCACAGGAATAGATTGTACAGCCGGTACAATCAACCTTCAAATATCTGATATGGAATCTTTAGCTACAGCTATCTTAGTGCCTGCAGGAACAGGAACATGTAATATCCAAGTAACAGAAATAGATTCTACAGTCGCTTACAATGTAGGAGTTGGAGGAACATTAAATCTTATTGTTAATGAAATATCAGGAACAGAAACAAATGCAGGAACCCTTTCATTAATTAGAGGTGATGGTACATCTTCTATGAACGATATAGTTTCAACAGGACTAACCGATAGTTCAAGAACAGAAGATGCTGTAGCTGTTTATGGAGCTTCAGGAGCGTTATCAGAGATTGGGCCTTTAACTAATGGACAATTGGTAATTGGAAGTACTGGCAACCCACCTGTCGCAACTACTTTAACTGCCGGTACGAATATAACCATTAATGAAGCTGCTGGTTCTATCACTATCAATTCTACTGCTGGGAGCGGAGAATTTATTCAACAAATTTATGCAGAAACGGCAACGGTTACAACTGTAAATACTGAATTTGGATATGATAATACTATTCCTGAACAAACAGAAGGAATAGAAATATTGACCGTAACCATTACTCCTACAAATGCAAGTAATTATCTATTGATTGCTTTTGATTTTAACGGTGGTTTGGGTACTGGTGCATCTAATCATTTAGCAGCTGCTTTATTTCAAGATGCTACTACAAATGCTATCTATGCAACTAAAACGCAGTCAGCGGTAAATACTATCCATGAATTAAGTGGAAGATATCGAATGACAGCGGCAACAACTTCTGCCACTACATTCAAGCTTAGAGCTTCTAATTCTCAATTTTATTTAAATGGAGATGTTTTTGGAAACAGAATTTATGGAGGAGTAAGTAAATGTACAATCACTGTTACAGAAATTAAAGCATAAAATGAAAATTATTTACTATATTACTAAAGACGGAGCGTATTGCGAAGGTACCCAAAACGAGGCACCTTTTGATATAACAACATCTATCATTGTAGAAAAACGTCCTTCTATTCATTATACTTACGATAAAAAAAAGAAAAAATGGATAAAAAAAGAAAAAACATTATCCAAAGAAAATTTTATAAATGAATTTTTTGAATATGAAAAGGAAATGCAAAAACAAAATATTCTCACTATTCTCCAAAATTATGAAGATAATTACAAACGACTTCCTAAAAATATAGAAGAATTTTATTTGTATTATAATTTTAATCAAGAGGAATAATATGGCTAAAAAACCAAAGCTTGGAAGCGGTAAACGCTTCGCTTCATTTACATCAAAATTAGAAAAAGAAGGCTATTCAAAAGAAAGTGCAGGTGCTATTGCTGCATCAGCAGGAAGAAAAGCTCATGGCAAGAAACAAATGGCAAAATGGTCAGCCAAAGGAAGAAAGAAAAAATGAAGAAACAATCTACAATCTCAAGAAAAAATGAAAGCCTCGGTGAAAGAAGAGGAAAAGAATCTTCTAAAAAACAGGGATATCCTGCGAGAAGACGTGAATCCTACGCTGAACATCATCGATACCATAATGAGTTTCATAACCATTTAAGAGAACATTATCATCATCATGATTATTAAAAAATAGGAGGTTATATATGTCCGTAAGTTTATTAAAAGACCCAGAGGAAATAAAAATAACCATAACTCCAGCATCTAAAGTAAAAAAATATGTCTTAGAAAAAGATTTCGATTATAAAAAACGATTAACACCCGAACAGGCAGCTACTATTAAATCAGAACTAGAAAAAATGAACGCTTATGCAAACGCATTGCGAACAGGTTAATATGAGTACAAAATATCTGGTTTCGAGGGAGTTGCCAACAGATTGTATATATAAAGTATTACCTAGTTTAATGGCTGATTATAAAGTGCATTTTTATGATAATCATCATATTATAAAAACAAGTATAGGAATTATAAATATTATAAATAGCATGTTCAATTTATCAGGATATAGTTTTCAAACAATGAAAACAGAATTGAATGAAACGCTTATTAAATATTTTGGTCAAAAGACATTCCAAATAGATACAATAAAAGAGCTAGAAAAACAGCGAATAATATCAATTATATTTTTTAAAAACCTTTAAAATTAAGTTTCAAATATTTGCTTTATAGCATCGTTGATTCTCTCTAAACGAGAACGTGTAACTTTAACATCTTTTTTTTTCATTAATTCAAAGTTAAGTTGCGCAAGTTCTTGAATCTTTGCTTTTAAAATAGCCGTTTCATCTGAATGCCTACGTAATCGATCCTCTAAAATAACCTCTAATCTTTCAATCGATTGTCGGTTTTCATTACCCATCGCTTTTGCTTGATCAAATTTTTCTGCAAAACCATCTTTCGTTATATACATCTGCGGATCATCTTTTTTTTTCCATGGCCAACAACCACAATCACAGTCGCAGTTATCTACAAACTTAATAGAAACTGATGCTGATGCAATGCTCATTCTTCATCAGTTTGTGGGCTAAAATCAACTTCCAGTCCTGTAAACGACTCAATGGCGTCTTCTATCCTCTCTTCAATCAGATTGTCTTGAGGATACGCCTCATTGGCAATATCGATGCCTTTATCGATAATGGGATTCTTATGGCCTTTAATGACGCCGCATGCGGGTAAAAGTGCTAGTAATAAGAATATATACTTTTTCATACTTCACCTTTGTTACAATATTACGTCAATATAAGCTTGTGGCAAATTTGCGTCAAATAAGTAAGACGGAAGTGCTAGCTACAACGATTTAGAGTGACTTATTTCTACTTACTCTTTATAGCTTTATTTTGTAGCTTAGCTTGTATCCTTTCTAATGCCCTTTTCTCTTGTCTAGACCTAATTCGACCATTCTTATCCTGATATACACAACTCATCATAGAATGCGATTCACCGCCAAAATGACGGCATACAATCGGCCTATTTTCATATATTGCACAGCTTAAGTCTTCTTTTAAGAAACAGCATGTATTATCTTTAGTAATCGCTATTATCAAAGCTTCATTTTTGCCTGTAAATGGCGATAACATAACAACTTCTTCTTCACGAATCGGTTCACTTACCATTTTATGACGATTCTCTTCGAATATGTCCATTTCAATAGGTACGATAGAGCAACAAGAAGCTTTACAGTCTTTTAAGCATTTTGAGCAGTCAAACATTTTCACCTGTAAAATATAATTTAAACCTTTCTTTTATTTGTTCCTCCGTAGCTATTTCCCATTCACATATCATATGGTAATAATGAATATTCACAGAATTCCATTCTAACTCATAGCTTTGAGATTGATATGATTCTTTTCCATCTAATAGATAAACAGTTTCTTTAGATTCATAAGGAAATTTATGAATCAAATAAAAACCGTAATGTTTGCCATAAGGTTTACAGCAACATATTCTTCCTTTTCTCATTTCTTCAAAAGCTTCTAATACATTCATTTTATTCCTCTTTCTTTCATTTAAAAATATTTTTAATAATTCTTATTTGATCATTTTAATCCCATCTCACAACTAACTTTTCTAAATTTCTTAAAGTTCTTTTGCAATCCAATAGTAATTACACGGGCTTTACGTGCAGACGTAACTATATTAGGAGCTTTGTCTAGCTCTTTGGATAACACGATCATATCATGCATGATATCGTCTATGATGGCCGCTAGAACCTGTCTTTGTTTATAATACATTTGTACTCTCAAACGTTGATTTAACCTGATTTCTTTCCTATCCATATACTTCCTATTAACATACGATTTTCTTCATCCTTCCCGACAGCAATCACTATAGCATATTCGGGAAATCGTTCATTTAAGCAGTCGACTACTATATCCGAGCAATGAGTCCAATCAATACCCGCGTTAACCAATACATTATTTACCTTAGCAAGAATTTTCTTTGGGATGGAATGGTTCTTTGTATGGGCAAATAGATCAGTATAGCGTTCTAATAGCCGTAGCGTGTTTTCAATAGGTGTTGCCATTGTCTTCCTTAATTTAAATGTTTTAATACTCGTAATATCCCATATACAGCCACTTGCACAATCCCACCCATGATACCAATCACTTTGTAGATGATAAGCTAACTCGTTCCTATAGGGAGTGATTAATATTCCTTCATAATCATCTTTTACTTTCTGCCATAATATCCCGTCAATTTGTGGATGAGAGTCTTCAATTTTATATTTAGCAGTAAAATGCAAAATATCTTCCTCACTTTTTAATAGTAATATATTCGCTTTCTCTTTTAGTTCTATTTCATATGAATACTGTAAGTTTTCTAAACAAAAGTCGTTTTTTTCACACCATTGACGCCAACCATAATCATCGTCATCACTAACCCAGAGACCTAACGGCTTCATGCGACAATAAAAGCAACTTTTATTTGGATATTTATAGTCATTTTTTAGTTCTTTTATTTCATTAGCTGAATAATGAACAAGTTTCATCTAGTCCTCATTCAATGGAATACCATTTTTATTAAAAACTTCTTTTTTTATATCATCCATTTCTTGTTTACTCATGCCCATTTTAATTCGACTAAAAATCTCAATCTGGGTATCAATCAATATATTTAAATTAATTCTCATCATTGTCATTAATTCAGTGATATCAATAGATGGTTCAGGAATGTTTGCATTAAATTCCATCGGAAACATTCCAGAATACATCATTTGGCGTGCATAGCTCCTTGCTAATTTTGCTATATCTTCTTTCATCTAGTCCTCTTTTGGTTCTTCAACTTTCATCCAATGAGTTACTTCTTTACTCGTATATCCTTGCGTGTTTATATCAAAATCCATTTTATCGGATAATTTATGGACTATCATATTTTCATAATATTCTGTTTTAATAATCTGCATATCAAAGTTAGAAAACTCTATCGAATAATACCATCCATCACAATTTTCTGAATCTTCAAAACCTCGTACATAACAAAGATATTTACCAGCTTCTTTAGGTAATCTATCAGTACATTTTATCCATTCCATCTATTCCTCCTTAGGATATTCAGGCCTATTCTTACAAAATACACAAGAAGGATCTTTACAAGCACTCTCTAGCCATTTCTTACATTCTGTGCAATATAAAGCATCATATTCAGGATAAAGAATCAAATCATGGGTTTTACATGTGTGGTTCTTACGGTAATATTCTAAGTGATCGGCTTTCATCTAGTCCTCCATAAATAAAGAAATATCTTTAAGTTGCATACCTTCCAATCCTTTCTGATTCGCATATTTACTAGTCAGTTGCATTAAATGTTCAATTTCATAGAAAATTTTTTTAAAGGCTTCTTCAATTTCCTTTTCTTTATCCATTTAGTTATCCTCTCTAGTCATACCATCTCTCAATCTGTTTAAAAGCTTCTTCAATTTCTTTATCGTTTATAAACTCTAATAATAAATCGTCGGCTTCTTCATGTGCATTAACGGGACTCAAATAAACTAAGTCGTCTTCCATCCAATTGTGGGACAAAACAGCTAGTTCTTTTAACCTTTTTATTAGCGCATCATTCTTCATCTAGTCCTCCTTTATAATCCTTTGTTATCCCTTCTAGCTTTTTTATCTTTTAATACTTTTACTGCAAATTCAAAAGCACTTATTGATTCCTCCAAGGCATCTTCATATTCATCCATTATATCCAATAATGTATTTTGAATAGATTCACTTTTTTCCCATTTTATAAGCCCAGTCAAATAATTTATAAAATAAATCAAGAGTAAACGGATCTATTTCTATTTTTTTATTTATCATTAAAATTTCTCTTTTAATCCATTTTTTCTTCATCTATTCCTCATAGGGTAGTGGATGCAATAACATCCAATGGGTTACAATAATACGAGGAGAGGAAAAACTATCTAAAGCATAAAAAGCATCAACATTTTTATCATAAAAACATATAAATACTCGTTTATCAACTACATCACAACCGATAATATTCAGATCATCTTCGGGTAATCTATCTTCAACTTTTATCCATTTCATCTAGTTCTCTTCAGATCTTGTTAGTAAACAATCAATTTTTGCTAAATTACATCTACAGGTAGCTTTTTTAAACTCGTCTTTTTTTTTAACAGGAATCTCATCTAATAAATTTTTAATAATATCTATTAAATAAATAATTTTATCGATCTCTTCTTCATCGAAACAAAAATACTTCTTCATCTAGTTCTCTTCCTTTATTTTCTTACATAATTTAAAAAAATATCCAGCATCATCTAATTGACAAATTAATAAACAAACACTTTTTTTTTCCAATATTACGAGTAGTAATAAAGGTATTTAAATTTGTAAAAGTTAAATCATTTAATGAAAATATTTTTTTCCATATTAATCTATTAATTAAACATTTTTGGCTTTGTATTTAGAGCTTTAGCTAATTTTTTTTTTGTTTCAGTTGAAATTTCTTTTTTTCCTGTTTCCATCCTACTTAAACTAGATAGAGACATCTTTATTTTTTTAGCTAATTGTTTTTGAGACAACCCCTCACGTCCTCTCAATCCTTTAATAACAATACATTTCGTTGGAAGTTTGCAACTTTTAGCCATATTATTTCTCCATTTAATAAGGAGTCCCTTCATCTTTAACGCTTATCCACTTCATCTATCCCTCCTAATTAAAACGGAAATTCCGAATCATTAAAATATGGAGCTTCTTTTTGTTCATCTTTAGGCAACAATTTTTCTATCATATCAATCGCCTCTTTGTCGAATTGTTCTTTTCTCTCTTTATTCATATACACATAGCTAAACCACTTTTTTTTACCTTCTTTCTCATATTGTTTGGAGGGAAAGCTTATAAACTTATGACCGTCTTTGTTTTTCATGAGTAAACATTCATGAATAGTTATTCCTATATTCTCCAGGTCAATAGAGCAACGAGAGATCAAGTTCCCTTTATTGATGACTTTAAGATTTTGTATTTTCATAATTCTCCTCTTTATGTTTAATTATACCTACGTAAGATACAAATTATCGAACGAGAGTATATCACGACACAGATTTATTTAACATTCTTTATTTTAAAATTTTTCATATCTAGACTATTTACGGTTTGCATGTAAAAAATACACATTTTTTTGTTCGATCTTTTTAACACTTCATAGGCACTTATCTCTTTACCTTCTTTTTTTATGTCATAAAAAACACGATAAAGGCTCTGTTCAAAAGATAAAAACATAGATAGATCTAATGAATCATAATCATTAATATCCCACTCATCTGAAAATAAAAAAGAACGTACGATATCCATTAATCCTCTATTTTCCCTATGGCCATATTAAAACGCAGGTCACATACCCCGCACTCTCCAAATCTATTCTTTCCAATAAAAACTTGTAAAATTCCCGGTTTATCATATATGTCATAAAAAGATGGCCGATGTAACAAAAGAATCAAATCTGCATCGGCTTCAATCGATCCGGATTCCCGAAGATCACTAATCTTAGGCTTTTTATTCTCTCTTTTCTCCAGCTCTCTATTTAACTGTGCTAACGCAATAATCGGAATGTCCAATAACTTCGCCATACGTTTAAGCTCCCGAGAAATACTAGCAACCCTTACCTCATTGCTTTCATATTTTCTATCGTCACCCCTCATCAATTGCAGATAATCGATAAACACAATATCAACTTTATCTAACATAATATGCCTACGAATACGAGCAAGCATCTGTGACGGTTTTATCGCAGGCGTATCGTCAATAATAACCGTACGTTTACCTAATTCTTTTGTATAGCCATGAATATTTTGTATGTCTTTTGGATCTAACTTACCTTCTTTAAATCCTTTTAAATTAACTTGCGCCTTTGTAAAGATCATTTTTGTGATTAAATCATGTGCGGGCATTTCCAATGAGAAAATCATAGGATTATGTTTTTCCATATTTAAACACATATTGGTCATTAATGTAGACTTGCCCATCGATGTCCTTGCACCTACAATGATCAGATGCCCTTTAGCAAATCCATTAATAAAATTATCTAACGAGTAATATCCAGACGAAATGCCTGTATTCGGCCGTATTCCCTGCTTATAAGCCTCTGCATTCGCAAGCGCCTCTTTATATACGTTCATCTCTTTCCCTTCGTTAGAAAGGCTATAAACGGTATTGTCGTCGATTTTATCAAATACTTTAAATGCACGCGCTCGGTATTGATCGATGAATTCCTCATAATCTACCTTTTCATTTACATGCGACGAAATGTCTATCGCATATTGATAGATCTCCCGTACATGACGCTTTTGCTTAATAGTTTCCTTTAAAGAAGTAAAATCCAAAAAAGAAGAAGTATGCAAAAATTCTAATAAATAATTGAGACTTCCAGCCTTTGAGATGTTTTCCCCCAGTTCTCGTTTTAGTGAGGCAAACGTAATCGCATTTTCTTTTTTGTAAATGTCAGAAATAGCGGAAAATATGTAGCGATGACGTTCATCAAAAAAATCTTTTACATCAAAATCAGCAACCAGATCGTTAATAATATCAGAATCATGAAGCCCAAGGGCTAAAAGGTAAAATTCAGACTCAATGTCATAAAGACTAGACATAAAATTCTCCATTTTTTTTAAAGTGTAATTATTATTATAATTTTGAATTAAGAATATTCATTAAAAAGTTATATTTATTATCTCTTTTTTCTTTATCAAAAAATACTTCTTCAAATTTAACTTCATTTTTATTGCAATAATGTATAGTATATACTTCAGCACTTGCAATATCAGAAGTCATACCCCATTCAGATTTTTCAATATAATGTAACTTATCTAGATTTATAAATTTTGATGATTTGGTAGTTTCTATTTCTATCCACATAAATACCTCGTGTTAAATTCAATCGTAGATTAACATATATACGTTGATTTAATACCTCAACAAATTTGGTCAGCCCCGCCATCACTGGTGGGGTTTTTTGTTGGGCATAGTGTAAAGAAATTATTTGAATTCGGGGAATTCAATCCTGCAAGCATTCGGAAAGTCTTCATCCCAAAAACATAGTAATCGCTTATTTATCCATAAACCACTTTGACACTCATCGGCTTTTTCATGGCACAAATGCTTTTTATCTCGCCACCATTGTCTATTCGCTGTAGCAATTGCTTCTAGCTCCTCATGCTTTCGCTGCTTGATGGCTGCGGGGCTATTCTTAATCGCTGCTAGCTTTAATTGGAAGCTATCCAGATTCTTTCGCAGTTTTGCGGGGTTTGTAACCACCATTCTCCAGAAGGCGTCTTTCTCTAGAAGCGTAAGTATGGATCTGTAGTCATCTAAAGATATCTTGCTACGGATACGTTGTAGTTCTTTATGCCAGTTATTTGTAATTGCCGAAGAATCTAAGGCGTATACGCCAAGCGATTCTCTGATTCTGTTGAGAAAAGAAAGAAAGTCGTTAGCCCATTGCTTTAGCTTTGGGCTTTGAGGCTGTTTGGTTGGATTTGGGTTGGGTTTATTATTATAGGTTTTAGTATCTGGGTTTATAGTATCTGGTATAGGTGGGGGAATTTTCCGTGTCGACACGGAATTTTCCGTATCGTAAAAATTATTTGAATTTATAAATTTATCCTCATCAACAAAAGCATACCACCAAGTTTTATCAATTGGATTTTTATTGAAATTTTTTCTAATTAAAACTTTTTTTTCGATTAATTGTTCTAAAGCATATTTTACAGTTTCTAATTTTAGATAAGGAAAGTGAGCTTGCATTTCTTTTTGGGTTTGATAGCTCCACGTTCTATTTTCTCTAAAATTTCTTTTTAATCGTCTGTTTACTCTTATCCAATGTTGGAAATGGTGGATAAGAATCGCTTCTTCAATTCCAAATTCTTCAGCTAAATGGATATCAAAAGAATGATGTTGAGATACAAAGTTAGTCATTTTTGCCACTCCTTAAAATTAAAAAAAAATCTGTTATTGGAAAAAATAAATTGTTTTGGTAATGTTTAGACATATATTTTTTTATTATGTTTTTTTTGGCTCTCTTGCAGGAGAGCCTTGTTTTTTTTCTACTCATAGCATACCTAAAAAATAAAATTTTAAATATCTACCTAGAATGTTTTTGAATCAAGGATTAAAATGATGATTAGATAGGGAATTTTTACCTAGTTAATCTTTTTTTGAAGATTTTTCTTTATCTTTACGCCAATCGATAACGTTAATATTGAGCGTTGATTCTTTCGATTCTTCCTTTTTACTACGGTTAGCTCTTTCTTGTTGAAGCTTCAAATAATCCTCGTCAAATTCTTCGATTACATCCTTCGCAAATGACACATTGTACTTACCCTGAATAGATTTGTCGCGAATTCTGTCTGCTATTAAGCGTTTAATTTCGTCTAATTTTTCCCTAAGAAAAGGATACGTAACAACTAGACTTGGAAGCCAATCGGGCGTTTTACCATACTTACGATAAATATATCGATTAATCATGATATTATCAGAATTAACAGCAAAGTTATAAAGATCGTCTAGTAAAACTGCGATATCATCTTCCGTATATTTTAATGCCCATTTATTTCCTGTTGAAGCTTTTTGTTGATTAGTTTGAAGAGAGGAGTTAAAAGTTGGATTCAAATATTTTTTTACATATTTAAAGACAGTAACGGGAGCAAGTTTTAATTTTTTAGCTATTTCCGGGTAGGAGAGATTTTGTTCTATGCGATATTGATAGATTAAGTCTTTAGTTTTTTGATCAAAATTATCTACTTTGTTATTAGGTCCTTTGACATAGATATTAGACATAAAGTAATTCTTTTAATCTTTCTTTAAAGCTAATAGAACTAAAAAGATAAGTCAAGGAAAAACATTTGTGTTGCAATAAATGTTACGACTACGATATAGTTATGATATCTTAAGGGAAACTTTCCTTCGTCTAGCTGAGATAGTGTTAGGCAAGATGCAGTTCCCAAGAGAGAAAAACAAAAAAGGAGAATGAAGATGATAGATAATCAGATTGAAAAAAGAATGTTAGACAGTCGAATAGATAAAGGGGTATGTACATATCTGGGGGCGATCGATTGGGGAAAACTATATAGTAAAAGCTTAGGCATCATTGATGATAGTTGCGAGGAGTATGTAGAGATATGCGAAGAATTTAATCTTGATGAAGAAGATAAATGGGATGTAGTCAATTATATGGAAGAAAAGTTAAGTGACATGTACGATCAGACTATTACAGATTTAGAAAATACGAAGCATTAAAAAGGAGGTAAACGTATGGCATCTTACGCAATGGCGTCTATAGGCCTATTTGTTGCTACACAGTCCATTAGTAGATTCTGTAGCAGATATGATAATCCTACGAACATTATTGAACGTATCCGAGACAGATGTTTTCGAATGTATGAAGGATTACGCAATAGAGTAGGGGCAAATAATTATGATACTATACGGAATACAATAGTGCCGATAATTATAGTTGCTCCTTTATTTATCGGATTTATGGTTTATGAAATAGCTATTGATTTAGCGATTAAGCGAATATTTGAAGAAACGGTTAGACTTATGTTTGGAATATTTTTAACTACCATTCCACTTTAGAAGTGACTATGACATCTTGGATATCATCTATATGCGAGTTCTTACAGGCTTTTCCGACTAATGCGGTAAGTTCTTCATTTTGTTTAGAGACGATATACTGATCATCGAGAAAGTGTGATTCTGTATATGTTCTATCATGAGACTTTATTTTAATTTTTAGTGTTAACATCTTTGTTTTCCTTTAGTTTAACCGTTTAATAGTTAATATATCGGTAGGTTTAAAATAATATCCGTCAACCTCAAATATTTTACGCCCTTTCCAGTTAGCAATTAGCTGCATAAATTCTTTTTCATTATCGACATTTACTTTGAATTCGGTTTTGTTTGTAGAAGTAATCGTAACATCAATATCTTCTAAAAAGATATTTTTATCTCTATAAGATATTAGAAATTTAATAGTTGTATTGTCTAAAGATGCACGAGCTATTTCATCAAAAGAACCATCACAAAGAATTGTACCAACAATTAACCTATTTTCTTTTTTATATATTCTCTCAATGTTTGGGGAAAAACCTTTTCTCTTACAATATTCGTTATATTTCTTTTCCGCTTGGTGATCTCTATTTTCTTCAATCGTTATCGAAGCAATTCTTTTTTCTTTACGTTTTTTATGATCTTCACGATATTTTTTAAGTGCTTTCTCTGTCTCTTCTTCCCATGATTTCAAAATTTTTTTATTTTCTTTTTCAAGTTTTTTTTTAGATATATTTTTAATCCATTTAAACATCGTGGTTTTCCGGTAATTCAATTATTTGGATTATCGTTTGATTTTTATCAGACCATTTCTTTTTAACGCTAAAATTCCATATTTCACAATCATCTTTAAATATAAAACCATTAAATGCGTCTTCGTAAAACTTCACAAGATTACTGCTATCGGGGCGCTGACGATGAGCAATACCGTACATACGTTCTTTTTTCTTTTTAGACCATGATTTGGGCATTTCAAACTGAAAGATATAATGAATAATAAAAAGTGATTCGATAAGTTTAAAATCTGGTGGTAAAAACATTTTTTTAACATATTGACGGATGTTTTCTTTTACGTCACATTGTGGATCATAGAAACGACCTTTAGAAGAACCTGGACGAGACCACGGAATAGGCTTATCTGGAAGAAAGAAAAGATAATCCATTATTCAAATAAATCCTTATACGTTACTTGTTCTTTTGTGAATTCAATAATTTTCTTGGCGACAGCATGCCGCGGATAGCTTTCTTTTGCTAACCAGCGATAAAGCGTAACTCGATGAACGCCAAGCTCTTTAGCGAAAGCTGTGATAGATATATTGTTCTCGGAAATATAATCTTCTAACTTCATGTGTTGCAAAGTTTGTTACGTTTATTGTTGCTTTAAATTATACACAAATGATAATATTCAATCAATGTTTAAAACAAAAATGCCCTCTGCGATGAGGGCAAGAGATAAAAGATGAAGAAATTATTTATTTTAGAGATTTGCTTTGCTATGCAATCCTGTTGTGTATATCACATGTCTTCAAATCAAGACAATAAGAAAATACATGAAATAGGGATTGCGCCTTATAATGCACGGCCTATCGCTCAACAGGAGGTAATACAATGAATGAAAAAGAAATAAAAATGATCAAGGATCTTTATCCAAGAGTCCCTGAAAATGATTTTAATCGTTTTATATATGTAGCTGAACAAACGGGCTTAAATCCATTAAGAAATCAAATTTACTTAGTGGAAAGAAACAGCAAAGATAAAAACGGTAATTGGAAAAAAAACTATACGATTCAAACTTCGATAGATGGCCTTAGAATTGTTGCGGAAAGAACAGGTAAGTATGCTCCTGAGAGAGAACCGCTTTTATTAAAAGAAGAAAAAGAACTGATGGGAGCGACCGCATATGTGAAGAAAATGACAGATGACGGAAACTGGCATACAGTCGCCGCTACCGCCTATTTTGATGAATATGTCCAGTTAGATAAATCTAATAATCCAACGAGATTCTGGAAGAAAATGCCTAGATTAATGATTGCAAAATGTGCAGAAGCATTAGCGTTGCGAAAATCATTTCCCGATGCGTTAAGCGGAATATATACAGATGATGAGATGGGGCAATCGACAAATGAAGATGTTATTAAACCCAACGAGAATATATCTACAGAAGAAGCACGTGTCATTAAAGAAATGATAAATGGTGATAAAAAAGCGGTGGAGATGATCAAAGAGGAATTCGGAGTAGAAAAGATCTCAGACATATTAAAAAGCGATTATGAGACGATTGTGACATCTTTAAGGCTATATAATTTAATTGAAGAAACTAATGAGGGTAAGGATGCAGTTCAAGGAAGTTAATTTAGTTCAAGGCGATATAGAGTGGAAAAAATGGCGTAACGGCTTAATAACAGCTACAGATACAGCTAAAATATTGGGTTTCTCAAAATATGGAACGGCTAAAAGCGTTTATGATGAGAAGGTTCTAGGAAAAGAAATTTATGTGTCTCCGGCAATGAGACGGGGAA